AGGAGGGTAGACATCTCTACCCATAAATTGGACCCCGCTACTGAGGGCGTTTTATGCACGGTAGAGAAATTAGTTTGCAGAGGAGAGACATACAGGGCACCTCATGGAGGTGGAGAGAATGTTGTTGGAGAAGAGACAGCAGGCACAGTAGCTTGGGAAGATGAGGCTGTATGGGGGTTGGACAGATCAGGGATTAACCATGAAGCAGAGCAGATAAGCCATGATTGGTGGAAAGTAACTTTGCAGGATGTAATCCCACAAGATGCAGAGGCCCACACTACCTACGGCGCTAACGGCAAAAAAATCCGTGAGTACACCACTTACCAGAATTTCACATGGCCTGCTGTTGTTGGAGGCTTGGTATTTACTTCTGTAAACAAGAAAGATGGCAGTAGTAGCACCTCAGTGACTGTCAGGAATAAAGAAGGCAAGGATGGGTTTAGTGGCCCGACTAAGATGTCGGTATTGCAGATATGGAGCAAAGACGCCCTTACTCCCCCCGCGCCGACTGTTTTTAAGACCACAAGCGCGTCTTACAGCGGGGTTCAGTTTAGTGTGCGCGTTTCCAACGTGCTTACAGAAGCCATTACTCTCACAGATTTTATTGGAACAGGTGACCCTGTTTACAAACTAGGCGATTATGCTTTTCCTAAACCTTGGTGTACGGCCTCTAGCCCAACGGACTGGCCTTCTCCTTCATTCATAGGGGCGGCTACTCAAAAACCGTTCAGAGGTGGTTACTTGCTAGAAGTAATAACTGTTTTTACCCCCTCTTGATAAGTGGCCCCCATTGAGCTAGACCCGATACCCGAGCCAGATTACCCTGCGGGTTCCGAACTGGGATCATCAGAAGGGGCTGGTAATTCTTACGAAGGAGCCGCAGGAGAACTACTGCACCGCCCCCATGCGTTCGCGCTGATGCACGGTAATGGTGGCGTACAAGTTGCTTACGGGGAGCTACACTATCGGGTTGATTCGTTTGAATTAACATTCAATCAGCAAGATTTAACATGCACGATTGCTGATCACCCAGATCACGCCCACGAACACGACCATACCCATACTGTTTCAGGGACTACTGGTGCCGCCCCTGCCAGCAGTGGGTCTGAGTCTGTTACAGGCGGACCTTCGGGGGGCGGCTATGGGGGAGGAGACTCCCATACACATACTATTCCTGAACACACCCACACTTTTTCGGATACATCAAGCTCGCCCAATGAGTCTACGACATCAGGGGTTAAAGCCACCGATGGCAGCACCTATGGAAGTGGTTCTTTATCCCACACCTGCACCATAAGCCCCGCTCGGATCACATATTGCAGTGAAGCAAAACAAGCAGGTATAGGAAACATAACGCAAGTAACTCCCAAAATCGGGCCAGAACCAGAAGACTACACGCCTCCCGCTGAAGGTGAAGAAGACGCATGGCCAGATATGGACCCCACAATCCCCAGCATATACAACCAGCTAGTTGGTTATGGGGATGTCTATCTTTGTTGGAAAGTTAATACAGAAAATGTGGGGAACGAAGTAGAAAAGTGCTGGGTTCAGGTAGGCGACCCAGATGGAAATCCTATTGGGGGCATTACTACGGGCACTGCCACTACAGATCGCCGTGCTGCGGGAGTCCCTAACGATGCTACAGGCCAGCCTGAAGGAGGTGATGAAGGCGTCTATAAGATAAAATTGGGTACAGTTAATATAGATAGCCAAATAACTCAGAATGTATCTAACGATGTATCTTGGAACACGGTTGTCATGGACCGCTTCTTCACCACTAATTCCCCTTAATTACTTTTCTCAGCCCATTCAGCCCGCACTCTCGCGATCCCCCAACGTAGCCTGATACGCCCTGCGGCAGTTACCATGATCGCTTCATCGAAGAGAGTCTGTTGTGGGTGGCCTGATTTAGCTGAAATTTGAAACCAGCTATCTTCATATACTTCTGTGCGGTAGATAACTTTTGGACCCCATGCGTTCCATGAAATCTGAAACAACTCAGTGCCCCGCTCGTTCTGGGTAAAAGCCATGCCCACCTGTGGCATTGGCGGCGGCGGGACCAGTGTTTTGTTTGGCAGGGTTTTGGACTTTTGAAGCCCTTGGGGTGGAGACAATACCACTCTTCCACCTTTGCCCATCGTCTGGATTACGAGCGTAGAAGGAATAACGACTTCGCCATAGTCCCCACTGGAGCCAACCTTTTTCCACATTAGCCCGTCAAAATAGTATCTATTGTAATCACCCCCCTCATCGTAGATCCACACAATGTCATTTGGCCCGAACCCGTGTGACCTCTCTAAACCTGATTGGCGCAAAGGGATAGGAATCGGAAACCCCCTATTCAATATGTTAAACCCCTGAGTAACATAATAGACCATTGGGTCTTGGCGAACATACCCGCCGAAGGCAATCAGCCAGTCGTTGTCAGCGCGTGATTCGATAAAGAATCCTCTATCATGTGGGATGGCATACCCTGACATATCGGCGTTCCGATACCCCACGGCTTTCCAGCCGTTATTAAAGTAGAACTGGAGCCACCTGTTACCTTCCTTGACCCAGACAATGTCGGCTTCTCTATCTTCGGCACTACCTTCCTGTAGCCCTGACTCGTTATACGGCCCAAAAGTTTGAGCAATTGTCTGGCTGTGAATCCCGTCTCTTGTTCGTGTAACATTAACGCTGATCGGTGTAGCCGTGTTTGCTTCTACCAATTCAGTGTGAAACCCAAAAAGAGGGGTTACTGTTTCCTGAGCCTTTAAAAACAGGGTAGAGGCTAGGAGCAAAGCCCCCAAGACCATATGGCGCTTTTCAGCCATATAACCATGATATCTCGTATAGCTTAAAAAGCAACTCTAACGCGATGGCACCAATCTTGACCCCTAACCCTCCATCTGTTACTTTCATATATGGCCACACTGACCGTACAAGGCGTGGAAGATGCCTTACTGGAAGTAAGCGGTTCCCGAGGTGCTACTTCTGCTCAATTTAGAAAAGAACTGAATTTAGCTCTCCCTCGTCTTTACAATATGGGGATGTGGCGCGACCTGCTTTTTGAGCATGTAGTAACCACATCATCTACGACTTTTACTATCCCCGATAGTGCGGAGTCTATTATTTCTGCTGTATTAGACCCTGATTCCAGTACAACTGATTATTCGTATCCTCAGTCAGTAAAAGCTCAGTTCTACGACTATAGGCTTTTTGGGCGCGACGATGATGGGGATGTTATGCAGGCAGTGGGGATTGTGGACGATGGGTATTCTCCTACTGTTGAAGAGCCTGTAGATGGGAAGACTTATTCCTTAAAGCTGCAACCGATCAGCCCCGCCACAACGATTCCCGCATCAGGAAAAGTCCATGTAACTTTTTCTGATGGGACGGGCATTTCCTCACCAACCGCAGATCATTCAGTATCTATGGGAGGTCGGTTTAATTGTGGGGGACAGGCCAGTCTTACAACCAGCACTACGAGCATTACCAGCATCAGTGAGATTCGTGTAGGAACTGATGAACTGTCTGCTCCTGTTAAGCTAACTTGGGAAGAAGAAGGGTCTTCGACTTCGCTCGTAGCGGCTGACGACCTCCAACAAGCCAACCAAGTCACCCGCTACCGCCGATATCGAGTTTCTAATAACGATTCTAAGACGATGTCCCTACGGCTGTTGCTCAAGCGAAAGTTTAAACAACTATTGAGCAGCACTGATGTTGTTCATGTCTCAAGTCTGAGTGCAATCAAACACGCTATGTTAGGTAATACTGCTGAAGACAATGCAGACCTAGAGCGCGCCAATTATCATTGGGGCGTCTGCCGTGCTATTCTTGATGAGCAGCTAGATGCCCATCGTGGTGCGGCGAAGCCTATCGTAAAATTTGACCCTTCTGGTGTGGGAGCCTACACCCCCAACATGATGTAATAACCCCCGATTAAATGATTCAATACATTACTGAAAACGCAGAGCAACTTCTGCAAATCGCAGCCAGCGTCATCGCGGTGGCCTCACTCGTCGCAACCATGACTCCGAATGAATCGGATAACAAATGGGTGCAAAGAATCTCAGGCGTCATTAGCTGGCTCGCCCTCAACGTGGGTAAGGCTAAGTCTAAGTGAAGACATTCTTCCAACTGCTAACTGCTGCTCTTCAAGCCTATGTTGAATATGTGCGACTGCAAAGAGACAGACATCTCGACGCCTTGGAAGATCGTCTTGATGCTCTCGCATCTATTGGTGATCCCGCTAGCAAGTTGCTCATGGAACGAGTTGCCCAGCGCATCGACCGCGAACGCAAGCGCCTTGTACGATCCTCCGACGATCACGTTGATTGAAGGGCAGTCTTACCAGTTCAAAGAGGGCGTTCTAGTTGGGCGCAAAGACCACAAGTTTCACAGCGATTATTCATACCGCCGTGCGGTTATTATTGGCGAAAAATGATTAACTACTCCAAGGTTATCGACTCTTTAGTTGGCATGGCGGCTCCGATGCTGGGCCTCATCACCAGTATGCAGGAACAGTTTGAATACTGGCTAAGAGTAGGGTCTCTTATTGTTGGAATTTCAGTTGGTCTCGTATCCCTTTACCGAGTTATTAAAAAATGAGTGAGCAGAAAAATGACCCCCTCTTAGACAAGGGAGATGTAGGAGAAGCTGGTGCTTCTACCTTACATGCCATAGCGCAAATACTAACTAAGGCAGAGGACTGGGAAGAAGCACAAAAGGCAGCAAAACGAGTGGCGCTAGCGCAAGCAGCGCAAGCAGCACGAAAGGCAGCAGAACAAGCGGAAGCAGTACGAAAGGTAGCAGGCTCTACGCTCCGAACCAAAGTCAAGCAACTAGATCGTGCGTTAGATCGGGGGGCCTCTAAAGCCGTTAAAGGTATTGCAAAAGGATTAAACCCGTTGGAAAAAGCAGCGGCTCTCTATGAGGTAGGCAAGTTGGTTGCCTCAGAAGATGCTCGGCAAGAAGCCCGTGACTCAGTTGAACAGATGGGCCGTGACCCGAACGTGACTGCATTAGAGCGGTTTACACAGGGTTTTTCTGACCCCTTTGAGACTATGTATGGCATGAAGCATTGGGGGCGGGAACTTGGGAAAGCTAAGAAAAGAGCAAGAGAATCTGGGCGGGAGGCAGAGAGAATGAAGAGAAAGTATGAGCAAGGATATAGGGCCAATCCTGAGCAGAATAGGCGGGCAAAGGAAAGATGGGCAAAACACAAAGAAGATAGTAGGCGGGCTGCGTTGCTCCAAGCCAGAAAAGAGAACAGAAAATGAAGGTCGGTCTGGCAGTCGGACATTCCCGCTTAGGCGACCAAGGGGCCTACACGACAGGCGACTATGTCCTTTCGGAGTGGGACTTTAACCGCGACATGGTACGTCGAATTGCTCATGTGTTAAATGTAGAACACAGAATTTATGACCAGTATCCGGCCAAGAGCTACACAGGCGGTATAAATTATCTGTCTCGAAAGCTAATCGAAGACGACATCGACGCAGTTATTGAGCTACATTTCAACTCAGCCAGCCCGTCTGCTAAAGGGCACGAGTGGCTTTACTGGCATACTAGCAAGGGCGGAGAGAAACTTGCTTCTGCTCTACGTGATGAGATGGAGCAATCGTATCCTGAAATGGTTTCACGGGGCGTAAAACCGCGAGGCCCCAAACAACGAGGGTCATACTTTCTACGAAAAGTTCGCCCTGTAGCGGTGATTGCTGAACCGTTTTTCGGGAGTAATGAAGAAGAGTGGAGAATGATTAACAATAATCGTGGGAGGCTCGCGGGCGTGTATGCTCGTGCGATTAAAAACTATGTAGACGGATGAACCTCCCCAAGAGTATAACTATCGGCGGTGTTCGGGTCCGAATCCGGCTGGGAGATCTGGGAGACGACGACTGCTATGGGATGTATTCGCACCGTCGAAAACTCATTACTATCGACAAGACTCTCAAAGGAAAAGAATTACACGACACCGTTCGACATGAAATGCTCCATGCCAGTCTTGCCATATCCGGTCTTAGCTATTCGGAATCTTACGAAGAAGAGAGTATAGTGAGGTGTATGGATGAGATTTATTTCCCAGCTTGGGAAAGATTTACTAAACGATTTAACAACAAATAAGATATGTCTGATAATACAAACCGACCGCTAGCCACGCCCGTCATGATCTCTGCTAAAGAAGGCGCGAAGGCGGCTCTGAGCCGAAACAATCAAATTAAAAAGTTGCTGAAAAAAAGCTGGCCTTATAAGGCTGGAAGAAAGTTAGCCTTTCCGATCAAAGCTTTTGCGAGAGCATCAGGGATAAAGAAGGCGGGTGAAAACTTAGCAGAGACCGTTCTCGGCCCCATAGATTACGAGTACAGCCCCGTCGTGCGAACGTCCAATACCCGCCCACTTAAGGACGGTATAAGTGGGAAGTGGGGGGACTTGGTTGGGCGGAAGTCAACAGCTTCTAAACCACCATCTTCAATTCTCCCTCCTTCCGCTCCGGTGGATATGCCCGACCCTGACCCAAATCAGGCTTTTGCGAGAGAATTTCCAGATACGGCTAAGAGTATGCAAAGAAAGAGCTTAGGCTTGGCCCCTGAAGATCAAGCCCCGCCTGCTCCCATAGGAGGTCTCTACGATACAGGCGGTTTGGATCGTGGTGACCCCACCTCTTTTGCCCCTGCCCCTGCCCCTGCCGCTGCCCGTCGCCCTAGCACCCCCCACACACCGCCTGTTGAGACCCTAGTGCCTGCGTGGAAAAAGCGTGAGGATAGGCGAGATCGGCTGGCTGAGAAGAGACAGTCTGCCCCCGACAAAAAGGTAGTAATAAAGAAGATCGCACGCAATCGTCGTAAAAAGAAATAGTTATGAAACCCGAAGATTTCAAACCCCATGATATGTTTCACCCTAAAACGGGTAAAGTTTACAGGGCCAATACTTATAAGCAACATCTGTTCATGCAGAATAAGGGGTACACACATAGTAAGCCCTCTGCTGCTACTAAACGAGCTAAGAGGCTTTTAAAGAAAAAAAGTAAGTATTAGTCGTGCGGGGGCTACTTGGGCATCAGCACAAGTATGAGTCAATTTCATCAATTTAAAAATCGTTTCGTCTTATTTTACCCAGATGAGAATGATGTAGCAGAGGCGTTTAGACGTTCTAAATCTTTGGGTGTACCACCTAGTTCTTATACTCGTGGGGTTGGGCGCATGACTGGGTTTTTAGGTGAAGTCGCTTTTGGTAAGTATATTGAATCCTCTAAGCATGTTGGTGAGCAGTGCTACACCCACGACTACCTCTACAACAATAAAAAAGTAGACGTTAAGTCCAAGACCTGCACAACGAAACCTAAGCTGCACTACTTAGCTAGTGTTAATTCTCAAGGCAATAAAGAGCTGCAAGCTGACCTTTATTTTTTTACCAGAGTACACAAGGACTTATCGAAAGTCTGGTTGTTGGGGTGGGCTACTAGGCACCACGTTACTAAGAAAAAAAACTTCAAACATAAGGGGGAAACGGACGACGATGGGTTTACTTATCTTTGTGACGGCTACCACTTACCTATTAAAGCTCTGCGCCGACCGGACTCCTTTGAGTCATCGCGTCGATGTCGAAAGAAGGATCAAGATTGATTTCCCATAGTTTGCCCCCACCTTTCCCTCTTGATTTCACGGGCCTGAGATGGGGGTTGTTTTTTCCTGCCTCCTCTAAAGTGGACATCCCTCGCCGCACAAATTCAAGGTTGTTTGACATACCAACATTGCGACCATTGTTGAAATCATGGACAGCTACTTGAAACTCTGTAAGGGTACCTTTCCAATGAGTCATCGAATCATTCAGTTCTCTACACCTCTTGACGAAGAACTCGACAAGTTCTGCAATAGTGCTTCTGCTACTGTTGTCATAAGCAGCATCAGCGACAGTGGTGTCAATAAAGGACTTCACTCCAAATCTGCCAACATCCTCCACCTCCTTGGGTATTGTCCAGTCGATGAGGAATCTAGCGAAGTAAGGCAATTCGTCTTCGATGGTTTTCTCAAGGATGGAGTTTCTTGGGAAATTACTGGTGGCTTTGTTGCTGATGCGGAGGGCCATTAACTTATCCCTGTTGCTGCTATCCAACGAAGGAATAACGGACAAACTGTTAATGTCCATATTGAGTGACATGACTACTCTCCCCGTCCAAGGAATGCTCATAGCATCTGCATACTTCGCTTGATACTCCACTCGTGGGTTGGCTACAGCGCGTTTGATTAACTCAGTCGCTTTCCGCTGGTCTCGAAATGAGGCCGCAGAAGTAGTGTCATCAATTACCCATGTAGCTACCCTGCCTAGATCTTTGTTAAACTTGGTCTGCCCCGACAGGTAATCCGATGCGTCTGCGTACCCCCCGACCAGACCACTTATAACTCTATTAGATAGCAGTGATTTTCCTTTATTGGTTGGACCCACCAGTAGTAATGCTTGCCCCTGCACAAACTCCCGTTCGATAACAGACTCGTAAAACCGCTTAAGCCATGAGTAGAAGTAGTGCAGTGCAGGTTGCTCGCCATCAACAAATAGCTGGTTTAGCCACCCATGTAAGAAGGGCCACTTAGACTCACATCCGTCTTCATCTGGTTCTACGGGCTTTATGTTAGAGCAGTTGAGAATGCGGTGCCCGTTGTATGCTACAACTCTGTCAGGAGAAAATACAACAGGCGCGATTTCATCAATACGATTCTGGTTGCTGACTGTCAGTAAGGCCCCCTCTACTTCAGAGAGCGGTTGGTTCTTTCGTGGTCTTGGAGAAAATCCAGCTTGCTTTAACTCAAGTATTAGTTGGTCCTTGGGTATGGATACGGCGCTATCGTAAAGAACCTTGAAAAAACTTCGGCCATTAAACCAATAGTCATCTAAAAGACCTGCAAGTTTCCTCTCTTCATATTCCTTTACAAACCCAGCCCCAAAGATGTCGCGCCACGACATAAACCCTTTGCCAGCACGGTCGCTGTAGCAGACGATACCGTCCTCTACCACCTGACACCCGTCCCGATTTATCCCATCGTCAATCCAGAACAACGGGCCGCGAGACCCCAGCTCAAAGTCCCCTACCCAGCGATTGGGGAATCTATCCTCTACTTCTTCAGCTACGATATTGATTGGGATTGAAGTATCCTCAGACTGTGGGGGCCTATCAGATACCGTTTTTGTAAGAGCGGCTTGGATTATATTAGAAGAAAGCGATCCATCCACTTTCACCCAATCTTCCCCCAACTCAAAATACTGGTTTGCGCGAAGGGAGGAACTATCAAAGCCTGCAAACAGTTTGTCCAGTTGCAGGGCCTTCATCATGTTTGACATAAAAGTATCAAACATGTTTGGGTCCACAGGTATGGGCTTGTCGAACTCCCACACAAGGCGCAGATATCCTGACTGTGTCTTGGATCTCCATGTGGGTTTTTTGTCTTTTGCACACTTAACTTTCAGGTCACTGTCGATTGCGGCCCAATCAACGGAAGCGTCATAGTCGGCAACTACCCCATAAATTTTGTGTACAGGGTTGTCGTTGCTTATCCGTTTAGACGGTGCCCTGCCTTCCAGAGTAGAATAAAACACATGGTTTGTTGTAGTCTCCGCACACCATTCCCTGTAGTCTGCTTTGGTTTTGAAAGGGGGCTTCTTCTTAGTGAGTTTACTGAGATCGGTTGTCTTGTGTGCTGTATGGTCTCGGAGATTCTTAATATAACGGTATTTCATTTTTGGTAGTGTGTGAGGATTTGTCCTTCTGCCGCCAAAGGAATGTCAGGAATCCATGTCGGCGGCGTTGACATGATGCTAATTGTTTTTTCTAGGGTTTCTTCGGCTTCATGTTCATCGCACTCGATGATGACTTCGTCATGCACATGGAAGATCAGTTTAATGCCTTCATCCTCCAACCGTAAAAGCATATCTGAAAATATGTCTCTGGCCAGACCTTGTGACAGATTTTCGGCCACTATCCCGCCCCACAGTTTCATAGGCAAACGTTTGCCGTTCCTGCTCACTATGGCTTGATGTCCTGTCCGGCCATTTTGTTTAACGAGTTTTGTTCTGCCATATTTTATTTTACGCCCAGATGGTAGAAGGACTTCATAAGGGACGCTGGTACTGTAACAAGATCTCAGGTTATTATTTACCTTTCTCCAGAATTTAGGGATGGACGACAGTCGGTTTCGGTAAAGATCGACTGCTGCTTTGGCCTCATCCTCTGGCATATCATACATCTCAGAGAACTTCTTGGCCCCTGCACCATACCCGCACCCTAGAACAATGGCTTTTACCTTATGGCGTAATTTGGGGTCTTTCTCTTTCAAAGACCCTTCGCCTTTTGGCCACAAACCCATCCTGATCGCGAATGCTTCGTAGATATCGTCAGTGCTTGCTATCTCAGCCAGAGTCACTTGATCCCCTGCGAGCCAACATAAAGTCCTAACTTCGATCTGTGACAGGTCTACAACAACCAGTTTCCTGCCCTTTGGGGCGCGGATCATATGTCGTAAGTTGACCCCAAACATTTCATCGCGAGGAAGATTCTGCAAATTCAAGTTACCACCACTGCCAGAGAAGCGGCCAGTGTGCCCACCCCAATACATTAAACCCCCATAGTATCTACTGTCTGGCAGGGTCGCGTAGTCGAAGGCTTCTAATTTTTTCTTGATGGCATTGATTCGACGCCAGCTAGTAACGGCTTCAACCCATTTGTATTTGTAGCCATATTGCCGAAGCCATTCTTGGGTATCCAAGTCTGTCTGGGCTAAAGACTTAGGGGGTTCTATGCCGTGCTTGAGGCATTCTTCATCGAATGCGGCGCGGCTAAGTAAAGGTCTTTCTCCTGCCCAAGGGATATTGGACTCAGCCTCAAAAAGCCTTTGATTGATTGTCTCAAGCTGCCTCTTCAGCAAGTCAGTATCCATCGGCAACCCCCGCTGGATAATCCTGCGGTTCGTCAGACTGATGAGTTTTTCGTGGTCGGGCCATTTGCTGTTGTAGTCCAGCCAAAGACGAAGGCACAGTTCTGAGTCTTTTAGCGCATATTCGCTGACCTCTGCCTGAAATTCTTCAGACATGCTTTCCCACCGCTTACCCGCCATGTTGTCCCTTGTTGTTTTGGATACCTCAAGATCGTAGGCTTCTGCGGTTGCATTTTTAAGTGAGCGAGGAAGCCCACAAGCTGCTGCCATGTCAGCAGTACAGTGCCATTCCGCAGGAGATATCTTGGGCCACCATCCCTTGTCTACCCCAAAAAAGTACAGGGTCTCATCAAAAGAGGCGTTGTGTGATAATACAATATTGCCATTAAGGATGTCCCAATCGAATTCCTTGGGGTGGCCCACAAAAGTGTAACCGTTGTCCCCAACAATAGACACCATGTATGCGTCAAAGTCGGGATGAGAGAAATATCCTAAAGGCCCTAACTGCCTGATTGAGCAGCTTTTGTCGTAATAGGACTCAAAGTCCAGAGCATATGTTTCCATCTAATCATAAAGAAAAGCCCGCCCCGATGGAAAATGAGTCGGGGCGGGCTATTAAGGGTGTTAGGAGTCTATTGGTAACTCCATTTGAAGCTCTTCGGCTTTCTCCAAGATCGCCTGTCTAATGACACGCAACTTGTGAATCGTAAGGTCTGCTTCGTTTCTCTTCTCTTCCAGTTCCGAAATCATTGTCCCCAATGTCACGGCTTCATCAGAGAGAACGGTGTTCTCTTGAGGAAGAGTTAATACAGGTAATTCAGATGTGTTGGCCATTATGCAAAGGTTTCCACAAAGGCTTTAACATCTTCGGTAGGCTCCGCTTGGCTGATAGCCAGAGACGGGGCGAACCAACTGTATTTTCCACGGCTGATCAAAGAACTTTTAAAGTCCCAGATCCGATGCTGTAGCGAAGCCTTCGGGTTGAAGGCGGCGAACGTCGCCAAACGTTTGAACGTCTGGCGGTAAGCGTCCTTCGCTACATTGATGCGACCAATAGCGTAGTTGATATCGCCAATGGCGAATGGATACGCGGCCTCATCATCATTACCCTCCGGTTGCTGGAACAGGAGGGTGATCTCAGCGAATTCAAGCATCTCGTACTCGCTGTTCTGTTCGATCCGATTAGCGTCCTCTTGAGTGTATGCCACTTGAGGAATTTCATCGGAGTCGTAGTCGATGTTCTCCCGCCACCCCTTCATGACGGAAAGAACAGTTACAGGGACCGTCTGGTCCGCTTCAGCAAGGGTATGCTGTTTGTCGAGCACCACGGCCCCCAAGGGAGCCTCGATGTCGGATGTTTTCTGCACCACGTTAATACGGGGTACGTCGATATCGCTGGAAGCGATGGTGATGCCACTAGCGTTACTAGCGGCGAGTTCTGACTTAGGAGCTTCTGCAATGGCAGTGCTTTCTTGTTTCTTACTCACTGTTTCGTGTCTCTGGTTTCTTTGTTTATTGAATCGCGATTCTGAACCGCTCTTCAAGGCGCTGGATAATGCCTGCTTCGTCGCAAGCGTCAATAAAATTCAACTCTTTTTCTCGCCTCCTCCCTTTCATCGCTTGAGCGCCAACGAGTTTTGCAATCTTTGCGAGGGGTAAATTAGCGGCTTCCAATAGGTCTTTAGCTTCTAGACCATGCTCTTCTGCTATAGACGCGAAGGTCTCGTTGTCTGTTATCTTTCGGGTGCGCCCCATTGAGCGTAGCTCCAAACCGTCGAGTTCTACGCCGTTTTTCGCCGCTTCGATTGTGCGCTCTTTGATACGAGTGGCCCAGTTCTCCACAATCTTGGCGATGTTGAAGAGTTCTGATAAACGCGCAGGGTCATCAATGTTCTCCAGATCCACATCAGGGATCGTGGAGTCGAGCTTCTTCGCTACGTCGAGGACCAGCCCACCCAAAGCAGGGCAAGCGTCTTCGTGTTTGCAGAACCGACAGTACTGAGTCGGGGTGCAGTCCTTGAGGTCTATCTCTCCTTTGGCCCACTTGGGCCGAACTTCTTCGCCCTTCTTGATAACATCACTCAACTCCTGAATAAGGCCAGCTAAGTCATCGCGGCTGAACGTGTGGTGCAAAGAGTCGTTATGCTGTGGCACATAAAACACAAAGACGATCTTCTCGATATCCTTGTATTTCTGGAAGGCACCAACGGCATAAGCCTTGGCTTGCCAGTTCTTGTCAGGTGGGTCGATGATT